GTCCTGAATCGCCCTTTGGTCCTGTAGGACCCCTAGGCCCTGTTTCACCTGAATAACCAGTATATCCTATCATACCAGTAGACCCAATTAAACCTCTTACACCTGTTGCCCCTGCAACACCAGTAGGACCTGTGGCACCTGAAAACCCAGTATACCCAATAGTTCCCTGTGGACCGATTGGCCCAGCTATTCCTTGAATACCAGTTGAACCTTGGATTCCTGTTGCACCTATAACACCGGTGACTCCTGTTATACCAATTGGTCCTGTAGACCCTAGTGGTCCTGTTGAACCTTGTACACCAGTTGATCCTATAACACCTGTATTTCCTATAGGTCCAGTTGTTCCTTGTACACCAGTTGGTCCTAGGGGTCCAGTTGGTCCTAGGGGTCCTGTTGGTCCTAAGGGACCTGTTGGTCCTAGGGGTCCTGTTGGTCCTAGTGGTCCTGTCGGTCCTTGAACACCCGTTGGTCCTAGTGGTCCAGTAGTTCCTTGTGGTCCAGTAGTTCCTTGTGGTCCAGTTGGACCTATAACACCAGTTGGACCTTGGACTCCTGTTGGACCTTCTAGACCCATTGGACCAGCTATTCCAGCACTAGTAAGTACTTCACTGTTGACACCATTAATACTACTTACATTAAGTGTGCTAAAAATAGAATAGTTTCCGATTTGTGTAGTTGTTTTAAGTGTACTTGCTACAATTAAATTTCCATTGTACTGAAAGGTACTTATATTTAAATACTGAAAGTTTGCAGACATTCTATTCTATATTACATTCTTATTTTATACTAGTTTATACCCATTACTGCGTTCAGAGACTTATAATATAAACTCCGAATCTAGTGGGGAACAAAAAACATAGAATGTTTTAAGGTATGGGTTGTATATTCTGAAATTCCCCTCAGATCACTCAATAATGCCAAATATATTAGAAATTATTTTTTTTGACCTGATAGCTCAGTTGGTTAGAGCATTCGGCTGTTAACCGGAAAGTCCTGGGTTCAACCCCCAGTCGGGTCGTTACTTTTATATTCTATCTTATTAGAATGCAAAAGTTTATACTATTTGCCTTATTTTTTATTTTATCACCCGGTGTCTTACTAACACTTCCATCAGGTTCAAAGGGAGTATTTATGTCCTGTCAAACAAGTGTATCCGCTGCTCTTGTTCATGCCCTTGTCTTTGTTGTTTTATACACAGTTGTTGTAAACTATATGAGTATTGATGAAGGGTTTGGCCCGTCTTGCAATAGTAAAGCAGGTAAACTGTGTGTTTCTGGTAATAAAGATTGTCCTGGTTCAACAAGATGTCAGGTTTTTGGAAGTGGATCTAGTACCAGATACAATTGTGTAAGCAGCTGTTAAAGTATAAAGATTTTAGCCATTATCAATCGTTTACTATTTTTAAACGCACAAAGTCTTCTAAAACTCCCGAAGGCTTTGTGCGTTTAAAGGACTGTTAATATTAACATACATAAGGGTATAAGAGAAATGGCCTCAGTTCAGGAAGTTGAACTTTCACTTGTTGACCGCATTTCAAAGATTGAGGAGAGTCTTAAGGAGCTCAAGCGTGCCGCGCGCCAGGAGCTCAAGTCTCGTCGCCGCCGCCGTGGCACGAAGGTTGGTGCCGATGGTGTAAAGGTTGCCAAGGGTGAGACGCCTGAGCAGCTCAAGGCGTGGCACGAGGAGGTTCGCAAGGTTTGGGATGAGATGCGCAAGGCCGATGCCAAGACGCCCTACAAGCGCGCCGTTGCCGAGGCGTCATCACGCCGCAAGGGCTCAGCGCCTGTTGTTGAGAAGAAGGTTGTTGCCAAGAAGGTTGTCAAGGCCGAGGCGCCTGTCCCTGTAGTTGTTGCCGAGGTCCCCAAGAAGCGTGTAGTCAAGGCGGCCAAGGCGTAAATATGTCAGAGTTATATAATATTATATTTTTTATGGTTTTTAAAAAATATAATAGGCTGTGTCTTATTTCTTACCCCTCCATGAGCCACGACCACGACCACGGCCCCTAGGTACGTATCCACCTCTAGATGAATATCCACTAGCCTTTGCCTTAGACTTCAAACCCTCCTGAAAGATTGTATTAAGATCACCTTCAGTTACTGATTCTAAATCAAGGCTGGCCGGCACACTCACAAATTTTCTTGAAGGGCCAGTGACAGCGCTTTTAAACATATAAAGGCCATAGGGCCCATTTTGAATGGTATAGGCTCCAATTAGTTTTTTTCCATCTTGTTTTGCCTTCAGATTAGTTATAATTGTTTCAAGGGTATCCTCAGGCTTATAACTAAGGTTATTTCCATTCCATACTATATAGGGTCCAAACTTCCCAGATTTTTTAAGTATAGGATGATCCATATAGGTTCCTAGCACCTCTCCTTGCTTTGTCTGTCCTGCTACATTTGCAAAGGTCGCAGCCTCTTCTTCTGTCAAGTCCTCAAAGGCCACACCTTCAGGCCATCCGTAAAAGACTGTGTCCGCCTTATCCTTGCCTTCCTTTAAAAGAAGCGGTCCCTTTTTTCCAATGACTGCTACTAGGTTTCCTAGTACACGGCGACGTTCAGTTGAAGCTGTGCCTGGTTGAGCCTTAAGAGCCATGTAGCGGTCCTTATAACTTAACCATGTAGATTTAAGAACCATCTTCCAGGCCTCCGTACCTTCCGCAATCTTATCAAGGCTAGATTCCATTTGCGCCGTAAAATTGTAGATAAACAGGTCATCAAAATGTTTAAGAAGATAATCAAGAACACGCTTACCAAGTTCAGTTGGCGCAAGGCGATTTTTCTCTCCACCAACTTGCCTTGTAGTTGTACATGTTTGTGGAGGCCATAGTGAGGGTAGAAGAGTTAGAGTCTTTACCTCCATTGCATGTGATGGAAAGTCAATAGTTTGTATATATTGCCGGTCATGAATGGTTGAAATAAGGTTTGCAAAGGTTGATGGGCGACCAATTCCATTACTTTCTAGTTCCTGAATAAGATTAGCCTCATTATAATGCTGCTTTGCCCGTGTTGTATGTGGTTCTGCCGTCATAGAAGTCCAAGTGACAATGTCACCAACCTTAAGAACGCTGGCTACGGCCCATTCAGCCTCCTGTGAGTCTTGTTCAGCCTCCTTTTCTTCTTCTGACTTCTCTTTTAAGGCTAATAGACGCCATCCATCAAAGGTCGTACGGCGCCAAGAAGCCTTCCAAGTAAAATCATCGCCATCTCCATCTGCTACAAAACTAATTGTGCGCTGCTCACCCTTAGTCTGAGCCATTACAGACTGTAGGGTCCGAGTCCAAATTAGACAGTAAATCTTACGATCTACTGCTGACCAGTCCTCTGATGTTGGAAGAGTCTTCATAGAAAGATCTGTGGGACGAATTGCCTCGTGAGCCTCTTGTGCCTTTACCTCACTTTTTTTAGATCTTGACTTTGATGTTGCCAGATACATCGACCCATAGTTTTCAATGACATAATCTTGCGCTGCCTGTGTTGCTTCGTGGCCTAGGGTTGCCTTATCCGTGCGCATATAGGTAATGTATCCTGCCTCATAAAGACGCTGAGCGCTATTCATAGTTTGTTTTGGCTTAGACATAAAGAGTGATGACGCTTGTTGTTGTAGAGTACTAGTAATCAAGGGATATGGGGCTTTTTCTGACCAAGGGCTTGTATCTGCTTTTAAGATTTTTCCCCTTGGCTCAAGATGATGGATTTCAAGATAGGCCATTGCCGAATCACTATCCTCTAGATCGTCAGTTAAGAGGGCGGGCCACGGGTCGCCCTTACCCTTCCACTGTCCTTTTACCTTCCAAGTATCCTGAGATTCAAAGGCGGCAATCGCAGTTTCACGTTCACAAACGAGTCGCAGTGCCGCTGTTTGGCAACGGCCAGCAGATAGTGATGGTCCAACAGCCTTCCAGAGAAGAGGGCTCATTGTGAAACCAATCATCATATCTAGCGCCGCCCGTGCCTGAGCTGCATGTACCTTGTTCATGTCAAGGCGACGTGGGGACTTAATAGCTGCCTTAACTGCGGTCTCTGTAATTTCGTGAAAGACTGAGCGAAATGTAGTCTGAGGACTGAGGCCTAGAACTAGACAGACTGAATAGGCAATAAGCTCACCCTCACGATCATCATCTGCGGCCAAGTAGACTGTTGCGCCCCTTGCGGCAGACTTGAGAGAATCAATCGTGGATTTCTTCTCCCTCATAAATTCAAAATCAAGTTCAAAATCCTTATCAAGGCCAATTGAATCTAGAGACTCTTTAAGATGTCTGATATGCCCCATAGAGGCAAGAACTTTGAAGCCAGGCCCCAAGAACCCTTGAATCTTCCCACATTTTGCGGGAGATTCAACGATTACTAAGTTCATTATACCTATTGGGTCATAATTAATTGGCATCAAATTTTATTTCATTGTTATTCCATGTTCCTTAAAATAATATGGACCATAGGAGATGAAAATTTCTTCACCAGGCTGTATATTTTTTAAGGCTACTATTTTCATCTGATCTCTATTTATAATCGTCCATTTAGCATTAGGATCATCCTTATGATTATAAATTGAACAAAATCCAAGTGCTATTATAGCATGTTTTTTATTATAATTAAAAACATATTTTGTAATATTACCCTTGTTATATTTATTTTCTTGTTTTATACAAGGACAGACTTCAATAAAGTCCCCTTTATTATATAAACGTGTAGAAAAAATACCTCTACCGCCACCTTTAATATTTGATTCTTTTACTATAATATCGGGTGTTACATATGGTATAGACTTTATTTTTTCATCAGATATAGAATTTAATTGTTCATCCGGTATTTCATAAAATACATAATACATAAAGATTAAAATAATAGTGAATATTATTATATATTCAATATATTTTATTTCTATCATCTATATATTAGTCTTTAAATTTTATATCAGATTTATCCAATTCTAAAATAAAGGCGCTATTATCATTTACACCCAGTGAAACAAAGATACGATCCTTGTATATGGCTAAACTACAGGTAAATTCAATATGAGAGTGTTTAAAAAATGTAAGAGGTTCAGAGACTTTAAGGCTCTGTGTAGACGGATCAAATAAGATCCACCGATGATAGGTACGTTCCTTATTAATATGAATTAAGAATAGACGGGCGTTATTGTATATTATGCCATTTGTAGATCCATGGTACCCCTCAAGGACTGGTATATGATTAATAACCGTTCTGTCATCATTCTCTATTGATTTAATTGTGAAGGGAAATAAACTATAAATAACCTTGTGTTTACCTAGATGATCAATATAGGGCATCCAATTCTTTTCAAGTGTTGATGGGCTACATATAGTGTGTGAATGAACCCCTGTATCTAAGGTGGCCTTAAAAATAGCTGGTTGACCACTTGGATTACATTCTGGTATACTTGTTAAGATTGTAGATTCATTAATAAATCGTATGTCTTCAATACCAGTCCAATAGGTTGGATAGGTCGGTATAGAATAGACATTTTCAAGAGTTGTTAGTTTGAAAGTCTCAAGATTTAGTGGCCCATCAAGAGTTCCAGTTAATAGGGCATAAATAGAGTTTGATTTATGTTCGTATAAAATAAAGTTTCTATTATTAAATTTACGATAGTTTACACGACGTACTAGGATTTTTACATTTCCAGATTCACATATATATAGTGATGGATTCATGTCAACATATAGATTTGGGTTATTAAATCTATCAGTAAATAATAATTCTGGAAGTATTATAGGATATATTATCATATTACTAATATCTATCAAATAGTTTAGACCTAGAGAATAATAAATATATACATATAGATGATACGCTCCCAGACAAGCTCAGAAGGGTCCTTATATGAATTAGTGGCACGTGGAGTAAAGGATAAATATTTTATTCAAGATGACACACAGGCCATACATCCCTTTGACTGGCGCTATACAAAGTATCCTGATACTATACCTGAGGAGCGCTGGACTGTACCGTTAAATCCTGGACGCTTTGGTGGGCGTTGTGAATTTGAGTTTGAACTTCCTGCTGATGTTCTTATTGAGGCTTATCTTGAAATCGTATTGCCTTCACTTCTGCCACAAAATATAGATGTTAGTGTTGGAAGGCATACAGACGCTGAAGGACATGTTTATGGATACGTAAGTGGTATCGCCTACTTCTTATTTGAGAAGATTGAAATTTATCAGGATAAGATTCTTTTACAGGAGGTTTCAGGAGATACTTTATTTGCGGCGGCCCTAACTAAGGGATCCTATAATCAATCCTTATTAACAGATAAACTAGCTGGAATACACAGGGGGTCATCGCTTGAAATAATGCGTAATGCTTCTCCTGGTAAACTTGAACTTCGGCTTCCTATGATTGGATGTGGTGATGGAGATCCTGGCCTTCCTATATGTGCCTTAAGAGACCAGCCCTTTCGTTTACGTTTAACTCTTAGACCACTTGAGAAACTTATTGAATCTGATGGACCCTACGTGGATCCATGGAATCGTAACTTTCAGGGACTGATACGTGATAATATAAAACAGCCTACCCTAAGTCTTCGGACAAAACAGCTATATCTAAGTAATGAAACACGTGAAATACTGGCAAAGGAAACATTAACAATACCCTATATTCGGTATTTTGATAATATCTTCAATATAAATCAACTGGAATATAATTCTGTTCAAAATGGTGGTAGTGCTACTATTGTTCGTTATTTAGATGCCTCCTACACAGTTGAACGTATAGTAACCTACTTTAGAAATAATGCCGATATGAGACTAAATCGCTTATGGAAATTTAATAATAGTTTGGGTGATGGTCAATATTATAGTAGTATTAAATTAACTGTGGCAGGAAAAATACGTGAAGAGGCTTGGGGTCCATCTGTATGGCAACATGTTGTAGGAAATGCTAAGGAAGAAAGAACTAGTTCAAAAAATATAGCAGTAATTAACTGGAGTCGTGGCTGGAGAATTTCTGATAAAACTACGGCATTAAGGGAACCAAGTGGTGGACTTAATTTTTCAACAGCAACTAGACCCATGTTAACACTTGTACTAAATGATGTAGTTGTAGACAGTGGCCTGGGTCATAAACAGGTTTTTATGAGTAGTAGTTGTGAATCATGGGCGTTATATAAAATAAGAAATAGACGTGGTGGATTAGAGTATGCCTAAGCCTCCGATTCAACAACCTGGAATAATTATTGGAACCTATAGAACACAGCAATTACCAATCATACCACTCCTACCATTGACTTCTAGAACACAAAAATATAATGTACGATCAAGATATTTAATACCTTCTAAGAATATAACTGTAATATCGCAAATAAATGAATCTGAACGGGGATGGAAAAAGATATATGGTTCATGATCCCCACACAAAGAGAATATAACTATTTAATCAGGATGGATCGGCCACTTGGCGACACAACAACACTTATTGACCTTGCAGATCGTGATGAAATGGATAATGAGCTATTTCCTCTTGATGCCGAAAAATCATGGTTTACTCGCACAGCTTCACGGCGTGTCTTACCCTTCACACCAGTTCTACAGGAATTTATAACTAAGGGAACCTTGGAATTTGGAGGTAGATTTGTATTTGAAGTTGATTCTAAGGCCTGTGATTTGCTTTTTTCAGTTGCCTTACAGATTAAATTGGACCATTGGCTTCCATCAGATGTAGTTGCTGGTATACAATCTGGTACACTGAATTACAGTGATCCTTCCTTAGCTTGGTTTTACGCAAATAGCCTTGGAAGTGTACTTATTCAAAGGGCAGATCTTGTTGTTGAGGAACAGATAGTTGAGACTATAGACGGAGATCTTTCTAATATTTTTAACAAGGTTTATGAAGATAGTAATACACAGTTTGGCCTTGCAAATGATGCCTATGGATATGTAGGAATCTCTGATTTGAAGACTTGGAATCCTAAACGTGTTTTTCCAACATCAAATGGCTATATTACCTGTATCCTACCCTTTAGTTTTCAACGTGTGCGATTAAAGAATGGCTTTCCCTTACTTTCTTGTAAGGGAAGGGTTCGCATTGAGGTAACTCTTCGGCCTTTTTCAGAATGTGTTCGTATAGCTGGTGGTGTACGAGGTAGCTGTAATGAAACACCTCTTGGCAAGCCTTTTATATTTGGTACTAATACTGTAGTTGCTTCAACTCTGGTTCCAAGATTCTTAGATGCACGATTAGTCACCTATGGTGTTCTTACAGATGGAAAGTTGCGTGAGGCCTTAATTAAGGCTCCCTATGAGAAACTCTTTCGTGAGGTTCAGAAGTTTAGTTTTAGTGAACCTAAGCGTTACTTAGTAAATGCTGGTGGCGGTACAGTTAAACTTCAGTTGCCACTAGAAGTTAATGGTCCCCTTGAAGAAATTATTTGGGTTATTCGGCGTAAGGCAGTGGCCTTGAATAATGAATGGACAAATTATAGTAATACCTTGGAATCTGAATATGACAGTGTTAATCGGCCCTTTAAGAGTATGTTAAATTATGGGGCATTACAGGTCAATGGGATTCCACTCATTGAGGCTGATGGTGATTATTTTCGTCGTAATCTAGCTAAAAATCATAAGAGTGGTATAGTTGCCTACAATTCATTTATTTATGGTTATACCTTTGCATTGAAGCCCGGTAGTCATAATCCTTCTGGATGGATTAATGCAAGTCGCACAACAGATGTGCGTTTACGCCTTGATATAGTACCACCAAACGGTTCTGAGGATTTGGAGTTTGAGGTACTTGTATATTGTATATGTATGAATTGGCTACGTTTTGAAAATGGCCTTGTCAACAAATTATTTAGTTCTTAATTAGATGGATCATGGATTGGCTGAATTTAAACAAGAATGGGAACGTACACATAAAAATAAGGTTGGTTATATTGAAGCTCTAAATAAATTTATAGGTGAACGGGAGATTAATTTAAATAGATTAAACCCTAATAATGCTGGACGTAAAACTCTAAAGGCTAAGGTTCAAGAACTTCAAAGACATTTAGCAGAAGTTAAAAGGCCAGTTCAGGCACCTCGCAATCCATTAAATGGTCCTCCAGGATCAGATCCTAATGTTCCTGTTGTTGTTAAACCAACCTTGACTAATGGTGATTGTTTTTTTTCTTCTGTTTTTCGTGCTGCATCAGAACAGGGTCTACTTCAAAGAATAAATGAATCTCTTCCTTCTATTGATATAAGTAATGAAGAAAATTTTATTAGAACCTTTCGTTATTTATTAGCAGATAATGTAGATAAATCATTAGATCATTTAATTGGGGTTCTACGAGGACTTTATCTTGCAAAAAATGCCAATAGTACTAATACCTTGCGAGATACAATGACTAGAGTTGACACATTTGATGCATGGCATAAGGCACTTATAAATAAATATCTTTTAGTTCCTAAACCAAATTTTGACAGATTTAAGGTGGAATTTAAAGCTGGTCTAGTAAAAAAAGGTTCATATGTTTGTGACATTGAAATATATACCTTACGTGGCTTATTAGAACTAGCAGGTATTGCTATTAGATCAAGTAATGTAAAATTTAAAACCTTACCTAGACATTTAGTAAATGATGGTGTTGAACAAGATATAATACACGTATATAATCCCATAGGGCTTCATTATGAATTTTTTAGTTTTAATCCTCCTGGTGCTGGTCCTGGTCCTGGTCCAGGTGCTGGTGCTGGTGCTGGTGCTGGTGCTGGTCCTGGTGCTGGTCCTGGTGCAAATTCCTCTAATAATTCTGCCCTTGCATTATTGATAAAAAAAGGAGCAACTGTAACTCAGGCAAAATTTGCCTTACATATCAGTAGTGGAAATGTTTTTGATGCAATAAGTTTCTTAAGAGATCAGGGTTTAGTAAGTGGAGGAAAAAGAACACGTCGTAAGGCTAAAAAGCGCCTTCGTTAGTCATCTCCATCATGTGTCTCATGTGGTTCATTATCATCATCGCAATCTACAGCTTCAATAGCCCAAAAATCAGCTGAAAGATTAGGCCTCAATAAATACTTGTAGGGTAAATAAAAATAACCCTTATCTCCCCATAAGGGCCCCCAACTATTTCTAACAATCCAATGTTTTTTTGTATTGTTATAACCACATATTAATATAGCATGTCCACCAAGATATTTATCCTTGGGTTTAGGCATAGAAACTCTACCTGTTCCTGATACAGCCTTACTTTCAAAGGATGAAAATATCTTTATTCCACCTACAAAGGGCATACCAGAAGCAAGTGTGGCCTGCATGGCCTTAAGATTTTTTGGAACATTGTAGACCTTTATTGCCTTATGTTTAAGTGCACTAACATAACATGAATCTGGGGGCTTTGTAGCAAATTCTTCTTCAATATATGGCCATTCACTTTCTGGACAGAGTCCATGAGTCTGTAGACTCTTTATACCATCAGTTAGGGTTGCACCAGAATCTATTGCTACATTATTGTCTAAAATACGTTCATTGTAATATAAGAATAGCCTGGAACCCATAAATTCTAAATGTTCAAAGGCAAAGGCAGCACAAAAGGCCTGTGCAGTACAACTTCCAATATCTCCTTGATTAAATACTGGGGGCATAGTTGGTACATCACGAAGATCAATACTATTTGGAATATTTTGAAAGGAAAGGCGTGGGTTAAATACAAGTTTTTCTGGTGGTATACTAACAATTTTGAGATTGTAAATCCGTTTCATTATTCTAATATGGTCTAAGACTTTAGTGTTTCATCCCTTGTAGATATGGTAGCCAGTCTACTAAGGCTTCTACATAGCGGACTTCAAGATGAAAGACTAACTACAATAAGTTCTAAAACCTATACACGGGTGTTTGTACGCACAGGCCGGATGACAACTCAGTGGAATCGTCTTGACTTTCAGAGAAAACCTGGATTTGGTCAAAATAGTATATGTCGCTTACTAAAAAAGGGTGAACTTATTACCCGCCTTTATCTTGTCGCAACTATGCCCGATATTTATAGTCAACAGGCACCACTTTCAAATATAACAAATATTGTCGGACCAAGATTTGGATGGACAAATAGCCTTGGTCATGCCCTTGTGGCAACGGCAACAGTTTCCTTTGGAGGTAATATAATAGAAACTCTAGATAGTCGTCTTTTAGAAGTTATGGATGAATATAATACGCCACTTGAGAAGATCTTAGATGTAAATAAGATGATAGGACGTGTTCAAAATGGCTTTGGCGAGACGAGTCTTGGACATAGCACATCACCCTTACAAGTTATTGTTCCCCTACCCTTTTGGTTTAGTAGAGGAGACCTTGGTGCCGCCCTACCAATTGATAGTCTTCATGTAGAAGAGATTCGTGTGTCTATTCAGTTTCGGCCACTTAATAGTCTTTATTATACAGAATCACGTTCCCTAACATGCGTAGCAGGTACTGAAGGTTCCTCCTTATGGCCTATGTTGGGAAGTTCCTTCTACTATTCTGATCCAGCCGGTAAAATAATTCCTGGTCTAAACTATAATGGACCTGCGTCTAAGCTTAATGGACTAAGTATGCCAACCAGTCTAGAATTAGGCGATACCTACTTACTTGCTGAATATATATATCTTGATAAGCCAGAAGCAAATCGGTTTCGTATAGCAGATATTGAAATTCCACTTGTTCAACACGTTGCCCTTGATGTTAAGGATAGTAAACGTGCGCCCTTTTATCAGATACCCTTTGAAATACAAAATCCTGTAAGGCATCTGTATTTTATGGCACAGAATTATTATGCCTCGTCATATAATGCCTATTTTTTGGCCACAGCAGATCTAAGTGGAAATGGACAACTATGGTGGCCAGATTGTAGGGGCCTAGATGGCTTAGACCTAAGATCAGGATTTGTTGACCGTGGTTCTGAACCCTTTAACTTAATTGAACTTGTTTATGAAGGTTCATACGTCCGTACAAGTACAGAAAACTGCGCATTATACAGAAGTATCTTACCGAGCCTTGAGGAACGCAAATCTCCATGGATCAATCGTTATATGTATTGTATACCCTTTGGAATGCAATCAGGTTATACTGAGCCCTCTGTTTTATTTGGAGAGGCAAATATGAATCGTATTAATAAGAAGGAACTGCGCCTTGGAATTAATGGAGGGCAAAAATGGATCTATGTCTGGGCAGAAACCTATAATGTCTTAAAAATTTATGGAGGCCGTGGTAGCTTGTTATTTTCTTACTAAGATAATTAATTTACAACACTTTTAATAATATTTTCTAATTCACCACTAGCTCTCATTTGTTTAATACATAAATGATCACGTGCAATTAAAGTTACATTATCATAAATATTTATATTATTACAATGTGATATTGAATGATTATTTCCCGCAGGGCAACTTAGGTTACCATAAATTTGATAATTTGTTGTAGTATTAATAAATTTTTTAAGATTAAAATATTTATTATTTACAGTTTTTGCATGACTCCTATTAATAATAGTCTGTGGTATAAAGGAAATAACATTTTTAATATTCAATAAGGAACCAAATAGTATTGCAGCATATCCTCCCATACTAACACCTATAAATGTTACTTCACTATATATTCTTATTTTATTTCTTAAAAATCTTATTGTTGATGGTATATTATGTGTACGACCTTTTAATCCTTTATGATACCAACATTGATTTGTATCAATTAGATATAAGGATGAATAATTCGGGATAGTTTTATTTAAAAAATTTCTAAATTCAAAAACTGGCATTTTCATTATACTACCAACTAAACCTCCAAAGCATACAACTAATTTATTACTATTTTGTTTAATATATAATATACTTTCAGTTTGTTGCATATCTATTTATATAATAATAAATTACAAGTTGCGGCCCTATGCTTCTCACTTGGAAGAACTACCTCAGCATTTCTTCCATAATTATAAAAATTAATGGTTCCTGTCCATTGGGTACCAGTCTTTACCCAGATTGAGAAGACCTTACTAAGTTCCTGATATGAGGGGTCAGTCCTTTGTATGCCAAGGGCTAGAATTTTTTTTAGAATTCGCATAGATTCTTCTAAACGTTCAGTTAATGTTTTTTCCATCTAAATCATATTTAGTTTTAATTAAGTCTGTAAAATACGAACATGAGGTTGAATTTATAGATGTTTGAATCTGTCTAAACTGATATGAATAATATTGTACTACATTTAAAATAAAGTCATTATCAACATTATTATCAAAACAGATTTTAACACACTCCTCTATTTCTTCCTTATAAAGAATACATGAATATGGCTCCACAAGAACTCTTGCCGATTCACAATATACATCTATACCATCCGTGCGTATGTATAAGGGAACCGCTAAATCGTCAAAAAATAGTATTTGACTAATATCACTCGGCCGTTCGGGATAAAGATCTAATACTCTTTTAAATTGTTTAGGAATTACGTTATTAACTGTTACAGAGGTAGATGGTCGTGTCAAAATGTTATCAAATTTAAAACCTGGAACCAAAAAGGTAAACATATATTCTATACACCGTGGAAGGCTTGTAAATATTGAAGTGTTTATTTCATATTGATTTGTATACATTACAATTGCGTCAATCTTATTAGCCTTTCTTAAATCTCTAAGAGTTCTTAAAAAATCTACAAGGCCTGGACGAAAGATAGAATTTTTTAACATCCAAAGTGAAAGTTTTTCAAGAATATAATGGAAATATTCAATATCTATATTTCCAAGGCTGTTTATAGTCTTTATTATTGATAATACAATAAGATAGGATCCTGTTGTTTCATCATTGTCTAATATAACTGCCCTAAGGGGGTCCATCTAAGTAGACCCTATACATGTACTAAAGTAAATACGCCCACTTTCTATTTGTGACTTATATGCGTAGGTATTGAAATTTTTTGTATTTGTTTTGTAAAAAGTTGTACAGCTACTTACGTTTACATTTGGCTTTGATTTAACATACCCAGTAAAAAGAACAGTTTCTTGAACCTTACGTAGTCTATCACTTGCGTCTAAGGGCATTTCTAATTGTTCGGGAAATAATTATTGAGGATCATTATTAGAGTTGCTACGGTTATTTCTTGTACGGTTAGATCTATTTCTTATATTTCTAACTAATTTACTAATATTTTCTTTTGAAGTCTTATATAATAAAAAATTAGCCTTCTGGCTATTTGTAAGTCCTGAGTTTTTCTTAATAATATATTCTAATAGGAGACCTTCTACATCACTGTCTAACGTATGCGAACTTATAAGCTCCCTTAATACACGTCTAACAGCGTTATTTCTACTTCCAGAATTACTTTTTCTAGGAAATTTCATATATCTTATAATTGTGCCTTCATCAAGTAAATCATCTTCATTGTCTATGATATATTTATCAAGTGTCTTATTACGTATATTATTAGTTTTTTTTACAGTATTGTTACGTCTAAATGGGTTGGCAAATGATTGCTGCATATCTACTAGAGTCTAAACAAATAATATGAACTAAGAATAAGAATGTGTGGTATATTAGCTATACTTGGATCTAAGATTTTAACCGAGCGCGCAGAAAGTCTTCTTAAGAAACTGGCGGGACGTGGTCCAGAAGGGGGGCGCCTTTTAGAAGGGGACCGTTTTCAGCTCGGATTTACACGACTTGCTATCAATGGTCTAAATTCATCCGGAATGCAGCCCATGCAGGGTGATGGACTTGCCTGGATGTGTAATGGTGAA